CGTGCACTACGTGCACGCAGAATACTAAAACGGTTGTTTCTGACCATTTTATGATTTGGACGATAGACCCTCTTTGGTGTCTTTTGACGCCATTGTAGGATCTATTTTCTACGTTATGAAATGTGTTTATTTTGTACCTACCCCACCATCTTCGGATGGAACGCCTGCATGATTTTAGGCAGTCTGGCAATAACATTGCACCAGATGAACAAAAACGACGGTAACACTTGAATGCAACTCAAGTGATTCCGTGACCTTTATGGTAAACTTCATGCCCCCCCCTCGATCAATTAATCTTGGCATTAAATTGTAACGAACCCGTAAGGCTCTTCACAACAATCCATACCAAGATTGATGATTTCTTTAAGTTTGTAAAACTTGACTATCTAGATTCGAGACCTAGTAATTTATGTCTGAGCTGACGACCTCTCTGCCCATCTGTACGCAGATGGAGTCGAAGTCGGTGAATTCATTCATACTTTATACGCTTTTTCATTCGGACTGGACCGTTTCGCCGCGGTGTCGGTCTGTGAGACTAGTGTGGTTCTCCTAAGTTCAATTGAACTAAAGAACACGTTAACACACTACCAGACCCCCCTCCAATGATTAGTGCTTAAAATAGGCAATCTAGCAGTAGTTTTGATTTGAATACTTCCAGAAATAAAGGAAACAAATGCTGCATCCCCTTAATCACAAAAATTTCAGACTCCCTGTCAAGGAGTAAAACATGCCGAGAACTTCAGTAAAAGTACCGCACATCAAATGTCCCCTATAAGATATAACGAAATGGCGAACAGTGTTTACACTGTGAATGTGCACGGCTGCCCAACAGTAGCCCCCCATAATGATAGACCTCAGGATAGAGGTGATGGTAATAGGAAATACAAATTGCGATCGACGAGATTTGAGAAGGAGGCTGGCCTCCTTGAAGATCTTGCTCTTGCACATAAGTCTTTGAACGTGGCTTCCAATACAATAATGGGAATCCACGATACGATAGAAAAGCTTAAAGATGCAGTCGGATTTGACAAATCAGATAACTTTCAACAAGCCGCCTTCAAAAGGCTGGACCAATTGTTAATTCTGATTTTGGACTTACGAACACGAAATTCTTTAACTGACATGATACTTCCAATCATGCAGTACCTCGGGACGCTCACTAACCAGAGCCTCTCTCAAAAATTCGGCAAATGGGTTATGCAGATAGCTCTCACCAAGTCAGACGGACATGGCGAGGAGACTGTCTGGGAACCCATAGGTGAGCAATATGAGGCGGAATCAGGTTCGCAAGGATGGTTTGAGCAGAATTGGGAAATTCTGACTCAAGGAAAGTTCGGCAAGAAGCTTGCTGGACTATTGAATGTACTCATCATGGCAGGTTTGCTACCTGAAAAGACGCAAAACTCCATCACAACAGAAACCTTCAAAATTCTGCATGTGCATTCTCTTAGGAAAAAGAGTCCCTCCATCTTCCACCATCTATTCTCAACACTTGACTGGATGGTCGATTCAGTGATTCCGGCAATCACCACTAGCAATTTCGCATTGCTTTTTACTGATGCCGATGAAGCTGAGATCGATTCCATGTATGTGGCCGCCACAGACATGTGTTACTTGAATGTGACTGGTCAACAAGAGCGTATCAAGGAAAAATACGATATTTCTGATGAAGCCGAACTATTAGTTTACATTATGAATACTACCGCTGCTCACATTGCTGTGAAGAAGCGTCTCAGTAATCATGATGCTAGCTATCAACGCGAGATCACTTCCAGATTGATTAAATTGGACAAACTTTGTTCTGATATACAATCTTTTTGGCATGCAAGTGGCATGCGGCAAAAACCATATGCTGTCTTATTTCGCGGCGGATCATCAGTGGGAAAATCAACTATGGCTGGCATTGCTCATCATGCAATTTGCCAGGCCAATAATTTGCCAATGGGAAAAGAATTTTGCTGCACAATCAATGGATCCGACAAGTATCAATCAGACTATCGGTCCCAACACATTTGTGTAATTTTCGATGATATGGGTAACACAAAGCCTGAGAAAGCGGAGGGTAATCCGCTTTTCACTTTGATCCAATTCATCAACAATATGCATTGTTCTGCACTCAGCCCGGAGGCTGAGAAGAAAGGAAAGAATGACATTCGAGCCAAAATTGTGTTGGTTACAACCAATACATCTGACTTGCACTCATGGCATTTCTCATGCAATCCAACCTCGATCATGCGGCGTTTTGATCTGGTTGTTGATGTCAAACTCAAGAAGGAGTGCACTTCAGTTTCTGGTGGCATTCTCTCTATGTATGCTGGTATTGCCCATCCCGATATTTGGGATTTGACCCTTTCTACTGTTGGAATTGAACGACTTGGTGGCCTTGCTGATGCCTGGCACCTTGTTCCAGTTTATAAAGATGCTAACATTGTTGATTTTGTGAACTATTTAGTCACAGAATCTCCAAAGCATTTTGCAATCCAGCAGAAACTGGTTGAAAATGGCACAGATTTGGATAAACAAGAGCATTGTGCTCGGCATTCATATTTTTGTTTGCCTTGTCCCGCTTGTGCTACTGGACGATGCCCTGAGGAGAGTGCATACATTCCTTTGGATCATAAAATTGATACTATCTTGGAAGCAGAGACTGGCAGACATGCTGAATTTGCTTCTGCAGCAGATCAGTTTTTCACCCAGTATCACACTCTCGAGCCTTGTCGTGCTTCTGTAAATGATGACTTCACACGAGGTTGTTGTGATGCAGGAGTGGTTGAAGGTTTAGAGGGCACGGAAAATTTGAGTCTTCGTGATCGCGTAAAAGCGATTCACTATCACTCAAAGAGGAAGTTGTCGAGCTTTTCCAAGAAGCTCAAGGATGCTGCAAAAGACCCCAATGTGAAAATTTTGGGAGCCATTGCAGGATTCGGATTAGCTGCCTTTGCGATTAATCAAATGTTTAAGGAACCTAAGTTAACAAACGAAGGTGCCATGATCGAAATGATAAATCAACAGGCCAAAACCCCAAGACAAATTGTTGAGCGAGACAATGCATATCAGCGTGTGTATTGCAATATGCGTAACTACCCGTCTGCTTCCATTTCAACGACGATTCCAGCGTTGGAGGCAAAGATCGATAATAACTTGCATGTTGCAGTTGTTAAAGAGATGAATCCTCTAACAGGTGAAGTTTATGAGACTGATGTGCAGTGGTGCAACACTTTTCCCCTTAAGGGGTGTGAGTGGGTGTTTCCTGGTCATCAGTTTTGTCCAGGTCGATCATACCAAGTATTTTTCAGATCCCATCCAGGGATTGGAATTAAACGCTTTCAGATGATTGTTGATGAGTCTAACACGCGTCCCATCCCAGGGACTGATGGATGTATTGTCCATGCTCCCCGTGGTGGTGATGTGTCTGACTTCTCAAAGTATTTACCTGATGATGATTTCGAACTTGAACCAGGAACTCCTGTCAAGATCTACCAATTGCATCGCCTCTGTGTTGATGATGTTACCAAATATGTACCACCCTCAGCTGTACCTATATTGACTAAGATTCGTTCCGTCAAAGAGGTGACAGTCAAGGATGTTGGTTCGTATATGGCCATTGATTATGAGTGTGATACCTACAAAGGTCTGTGCGGAGCGATGATTTTCACTGTTTCGCGCAACCCTGTTTTAATTGGAATGCATACAGCAGGAAATGGAAGATCTGGTGCAGGCATCATCCTTGATAGAAAACAAGTCTTTGCAACGAAGCAAGATAGGCTTGAAGTCGCGGAAACCGATGCTTTGCGAACCGAGATCTATGGAGTGGACACGAGTACGACCCCTGATGTACATGGGTATAATGCTGTTCACTATTTGGAGGAGGATAATTTGCCTATTGCTATTGGACAACAAGGATTGCCAAGTGCATCCTTTAAGTCTGACGTAATAGATTCCCCAATTAAGGAAAAATTGGAGAAAGCCTTAGGACTGGACCCTATGTTTGGTGCTCCACTCAAGAAGGCAGCACGTCCATCACGACACAAACATATGAGTGCTGTTACCAAAAACAGAACCGCACTCAACCCTTCAATTTTGAAATTGGCAGCACAGGATTTGCGAGCGAAGCTCAAGAAGACCCTGCTTTCCAATGACAAATTTAAGGAGTTTGTGCATCCACTGTCTATGAGTGAAGCTCTAAATGGTGTACCTGAGGTTAAAGGATTTGATCCCGTGAACCCTCTCACATCTATGAGCCATCCATTGAATGGTGCGAAGTATAAATACTTTGAGCAGAATGACATTGCTGAGAAGGCTCTCTTCGAAGCAGCAGGCATTAAAACTCAGAGGTTTGTGACTCGTGAAGTTTTGGAGGATGGAAAATTCCGTTATGTTTATGAGTTGAAATTTGACCCAGAGAAAGCAGATGTTGAGCAAGAAATTGAGCGCAATCTCGGCTGGAGTGTTGAAGGAAAACGCATGAATATGATATTCAAATGCAATCTTAAGGATGAAGTGGTTACACTGAAGAAAATCAACAATGACACTATTCGTGTTTTTGCTGGAGCACCAGTGTCCCTTGTCGTCATAACTAGAATGTTGACTTTGACTTTGGTCAATGCCATGACGTACTTTCCGAAGGAATTTGAAAGTGCTGTTGGAGTCAATGCTTCTGGGAAGGACTGGGAGTATATCCATGAAATCTTTTGTAAGAATCCAGATAGGATTGGTGAGGGAGATTTCAGCAAATATGATCAAAACATTCGACCTGAAGAGTCCTATGAAGCGTATGATTTTCTACGATGTATCTTGCGCGAGTGTGGATTCTCGGAAGAGTTGATTGCCATGTTTGATGGATTGGCGACTGAATGTATGTTTCCGATCTATGAGTCTGATGGATTTGTCTATCAAGCTCTAGGATCAAATCCTTCAGGTCATGCTTTAACGGTGATCATCAATGGGATCATCAATTGTCTCTATATGAGGTATGCATACTATTCGATGCATCAGAAGGACAAGTGGCTGAAACTTGGAATACCCCATACCCAACTAGCTAATCACAGGTTGGTATTGGGTGAGATTCCCCTATTTCATGAAGTCATTGCTCTTCAAACTTACGGAGATGATAATGTGTGGGGATGTGACAAACGCGAACTTTTATTCAACATGATTACAGTTGGAGAAGAGCTTGCATTGGTTGGCATCAAATACACAGATGGTAAGAAAAATATTGCCACCGAACCTTTCATCCATTTAGATGATACAGCATTCTTGAAGCGGAAATTCAAGTACCATGATATGATTGGTGCAAGAGTAGGCCCACTAGATGTTAATTCAATCTACAAATCCCTATTGTTTTGTAAAAGGCAAAAAGGCAACAAAGATGCAAGGTTACAAGCGCAAATCATTGGCGGAAACTTTAGTCAGGCAATCAATGAGCTTTTCCTTCATGGAGAAGAAGCTTATGATACCCACTTGAAAATTTTCAATGAGGTTTTGCATGGGGAGGTTGATCAAGATGGTCAGCTAATTTCCAACTTCTTTTTCCCTAAAACCAAGCAAGAATTGGTCGAAGCGTATGACAAGACAACTTGTGCGTATAGACCTGCTCTTGAAGCGATGGTTGAAGGTCCAATGGAAAAAGAGGCTGGAGTTTGGCCAGTGACGTACCAAGAGTTCGTTTCCACAGTAGATGGTATCAATGATGTTATCAATTTTGTGGATTCACGAGCTATCCCGGTTCTTCCAATCCTGCCCGCTTGGCACCCCTTGATTTATCGTGACTTCAGAAATCAAGATCTTAGGATATATATTAATGAGACACGATTGATCAGACGGCCTTGGTGGAGCACACCCA